AAGCCACTAAACATTCCTTTAATGGTTTCCCTAAACCTTTCGTTAGTTTTCCATAAATGCCTAAAAGCTAAGCCCAATCCTACAACAGCAGCAACTATTGCAGTTATCGGTAAAGCTAATGCACTTAGTGTTGCCCCAACAGAAGCACCACTGCTTAACATAATCCCCGACACAGCAGACCAAGTTGCAGATAAAGCTGAAAATGCACCTTTTAGTTTTCCCACAAATCCTATAAAGTTAACAAAAGATGTCATCATTTTGCCTATTACTAATAGCACTGGCCCCAAAGTCGCTAAAGCAGCTATGCCAAACTTTGCTACCGGACTTATTGGTAAATTATCCCAAATAGTACCTACAGTTCTTTTTACATTCTTTACAAAAATACCTATCGAATCTACAAGGTTTTTCTCTAACTTTTTGATATTAGCTTTAGAATTACCCAAGCCAGCTATAAAGTCCATAAACGAAGCTTTAGCCATACCCCATGAACCATTTATGGTCTCCGCTGCTTCTTTTGCTGTGGTGCCAGCCGTGCCTTGAGCAACTTGTATATCATGAATAGCCGAAACCATATCGCCATAATTATCAATCTGATAATTTGTCATACGGCCTTGCTCTGCATTCCACTTATTAGCATCATCAAGGAGTTTTTGCATTTGCTCTCTAGTACCACCATAACCTAGCTTTAAGTTATCCAGCATAGAATAATTATTTTTAGCAAATCCTTGATAAGCATTTTGTATTAGCCCAATATTTGTACCAAACCTATTAGCATTATCGGACATATCAACCATTGCCATATCAGCTAGCTTTGCTGCTTTCTTAGTATCTCCACCAACTGATTTTAACAACGATTGTGAAAAACTAGTAACAGATTCTAAATAAGCATTAGCATCTAGCCCTGCTCTTCTATAAGCTGTTTCTGAGTTTTTAATAACAGTAGATGATGTTTTACCAAAAATAGCCTCTACACCACCAATAGATTGCTCTAAATTACCAAAAGCTTTTGCTGAGGCTGCTATCCCTGTTAATACTGGAACAGTTATACCTTTTGTCATAGCTGCACCAGCTGAAGTAAAAGCCTCACCTAAACTTTTGGTGCCATCTAAAAAACCTTGGCCTATACTTTTTCCAGTTTTGCTAGCCTCTTCATTAGCCTCTTTTAACTTTTTTCTAAAATCAGAAATGTCAAGGTCTAAATAACCTTTAGCATTACCTAAACTAATAGACACTATATACCTCCTAATTAAAACTTTTTATAAAAGTCTTTAAAGCTACTATACTTTTGCTTTTTCTCTTGCTCAAAAATTGGTTCTTCGCCATCTCTGATTTTATCAGCAATAAAGCTACAAGCCTCATCAAAGCAATATGAGGTATATGCATCTGGTATCTCTAATAAGCAACTAGGCCTAACCTTATACATAAAAGCTAGACCTATAACACTTAATATAGACTTACTGCTGACGAAAGGAATCTAAAGAACTAACTCCTTTTGTTGCATACATAAAAATAGCAATCAGCTGGTCATCAGTTAACTTAACCCCTGCGGACTCTAACTGCTCAAAAGTTGGTTTAACCAAAGATGCTTTAGCGATAACGACACATATGTCGTACATATCCTTGATAAAATCATCATTATCAATAGCTTTGTTATCATTTGAAAACATCTTGTTAGCTGTAGCCATTAACGAGTTTGGTATAGCACCCGATTTAGCAAGAGTCATCATGCTTGGTCTACTTAATTTAGCTACAAAAGGCTGATTAGGACCGAAAGGTGGTAAGCTAATAAGCGAACCTCCAGAATATGCTTTTAGCTCACTGATAGGAGTAACATATAGTTCTTTATCATTTTCAAACTTTAAAGCATTCTGAGGGAAACTAGCACTATCTTGGCTAACCTCCTCAACAACCGGTGAAGTGTACTCCTTTTTGCCTTCTTTGGCATAAAGTATTGCCATTATCTGTTCATCTGTGTAGCCTTCATTAACTAAATCTTTAACATTTATATCCATTTTATTTTTCCTTTACTTTTTAATTTAAAATTATGCAATCAGCTCTGGTAGCTTAGCTACATAAGACAAATCATATGGTGCTTGTCCTGTTTCAGGTGCTGAATTAATCTCGTACTCAGGAGCTCTAAACGAGCCATCTTCACTACTGAATGCAACTGGAACACCTTTGCAGTTTGGATACGAAATTTTCTCGTACTGAACAATTCTGCCAGCAGCATCGTACTGAGCTGAATAAGCATTTAGTGTAAATACTTTTCCTTTCTCAGCAGAGCCTACAACAGGTGGTGTGTACCCTATAATCTTTGATGTCTGATTAGCATCATACTTAATCTTGCCACCCTGCAAAACCAGAACTAGCTCTGGGTTGAACACGTTATCCTTTAGAGTTATCTTATGCCCTGTAATGGTAGACTCTTTTGGCTTTTGTGCTCTAAGTATGCCTTTTACAACTAGCTTAATTGCATCCTGCTCTTCAACCTGAGGTTCTACTTCAATTTCGTTAGCAGTGTCAAAACCGAATTCTGTTGAATCAACTTGAATTGTAACCAAACAGCAATCAATGGTAGCAATTTCAGCCTTAGACTTTTTAACTGTCATTTTACTTCCTCCTTAAAGTTTTACATAGTTTATATATTCAATACCCACCATAATAGCTTTTATCGAATCATCAGGAAAAGGTGGGTCTTGATGTCCTGTGAACTTAAACATAGGGTATAACTCTTTCATTGCACTTTTTACTTTGCTTACATATTCTTCCATATAGCTATAATTATTCACGGGAACATAGCATAAAATTTCATACCTTGAATTTAAAGTTGAAAATGAGTTATGTTTGTCCGAACCATTAAACTTAGGAACAACATAAGGCTTTTCGCACTCACCTACTTTTGTCCCTGGAGAATAAACCTCTAGCCCTTTAGACTTTAAATGCAAATAAAGGTCACCCCATCTTGTATCTTTATACTCAAAAGAATTTGTGTCTATCATAACTTCTCCATAATAGATGCCAGCCCGTCCATAACCTTTGGACTCTCGCTATCAAGTGTTGGTTTAATTATAGCATATTTTTTTTCGTGAGCCATTTCTAGCCATATGCCATATTCTACACCATGAGACAAAGTAATTCTAGCTACATTATCATCAACTTGAGTTGCTTTTGCATTTAAAGTAGCTTTGGCTGTGCCTGTCCTATCAACCCAACTTCTATTTCTTTTCATTATGGATTCCAAACTAATAGCTTTTGTATCTGCATACATCATTAAACCTGCCATTAATTTGTCCCCACACTTTTCTATAGCATCATGTAGCTCGCTTTCCTCAAAGTCAAACTTAACTGCCATTATCTACCACATCCAAACTTATATCACACACTATATTACTTTGGTATATATCATTTAAGCCAACCACTTTAAACTTTTTGTTGTTAAGCATTATGTAGTCATCAACTTTTAAAGTTTTAACATCATCATACAAAGCTAAAATCATTGGCTTTAACTCTGTCCTATATCTAACAAAAGAACCTACCCTTAATTCGCTCTTTTCATTTACCTCATGATATAGTCCTGAAAATGAACAAACTTTGTTAGGTTCTCCTGCGCTCTCGCCATATTCATTTTTGCCTAGCCTGTACACATCAAAAAGTCTACCAAATCTTTCAATTTCCCTTTTAACTTTGTACACTTCAAACTTCATGTTTAGCATTTTAACCACCTAAGATTCCAGAGTTATAAGTTTTAAACTTGGATGCTAGCCTTTTAAAGTAAGCCGAGGTGTCTTGAGTTGATAAACCAGAAATAGAGATAGTAGAATCTTCTGACTTTAGAATTAGCAGCTCATAGATAGCCTCTTTTAAGTTACCCTTATTCTTGTCTACATAATACATAATAGTATCATCATCAAAGTACGGCATTTGCTTTTCTCTAATCTCAATTTTTACTATCTCTAGTTCTGACATTTCTTTAGTCCTCCAAGTAACCAGCAATAATAGCCTTTACATCTTTAAAGTTTTTAGCCTCGCTTAAATCAATCTCGTAATGCTTAGCATAGAACTTTGCCTCTGCTTTTGTCCACTCACTAAGTGGCTTGCTTTCAAGAACATCAATAGAATAAGCATTGTTTTCTGAATCGCCAGCAGCATCTTCGTTCATATCTTCGCTATCTTCAGCTTCGTCATCTAATGCTTCAGCAAGAGGCTCAAAGCCCTGATGGGAATAAATCCCATCAAAAGCCCCTTTTGTAACTTCAAAAACCGAAACACCATCAGTTATCTTAATCATCTTTTGCCTCCCCTTTAATTATACAGAAGTATCAATGATGTAAACTTGGTCTGCTGCCTCAAACGATGGTAGACAAATCATTGATACGATAGTCTCTACGTTAACTGGGTCTACACTCTGCGATGTAGTAACAGCAACTCCTGTGTCTGTGATTGATACATTAGCAACAGAAGATGTCATCAAATCTGACTCTGCTGGAGTTGTACCAAACCATGTCTTACCTAGGTCACCATTTGGGAACACAACAAATGTATCTTCTGGTACAAACTTAATAGCATTTCCTGCCTCATCTGTGTATCTCTTGTCGTTAACTACAACATTTAGCTCTAGCTCATCTAACAGATACTCTCTAAGCTTCTTATCAGATACAGATCCTTCTCCGTTAGACAGAACAAAAATAGCCTTCTTAATAGAAGCATTATTTCGCAGGTGTCTCCAAGTCTTGCCATCGCAAACGGCACGTGTACAAACAGCACCTGTATCTTCAAGAATCTTGTCCTGCGCTGCTCTTATATCCTCAATTGGGTTTGAGGTAGCATGGTCACTCCATGAAGTTGCAACAGTCTTCTTATGTGTAACACCATAATCAAATGTAAAGTTCTGACCATTTGACTTCATTGAAATGTTACCAGTAGTTAGAGCCATCATGCGCATTCTCTCTCTAGCAGCAGCAGCTCCTCTTAGCAGCCTAACCTCATCATCAAACACCTTATTCATGATAGCATCAATGTATGCCTGATTACCTGTTTCTAAAACAAGATTTAGTTCCTGCCTTAGCTCTTCATCAATGTATGTTGATTCCTTAAAGTATGGCATATCAGCCGATAGCTTATCAAAACCAATTCTTGGTCTAGGTGTAGCGTGTACATCAAACGCACTTGCCTTTAAAACAACAGGTAGTCCTTTGCTACCCTTTATCCACTTTGCAGTCAAACCTGTCTTTTTGTCATTAGGGAACAGCTCCTCGCCAAGATATGGAGCTTCATCGTTTGTTAACGTCTCCCAATAGCTAACAATTTCGGCCGACTGTACTAAATCGAATATAGACATATATTTCCTCCTTTAATAATTAAGCTTACGCTTTAATGAACACAATCAGTGGCGACTTGGCTGCAGCAGTTTTAGCTGTAGTGATTAATGTAGCCACATCTGAATCAACTCTGTTTACATTAACTGCACCCATGTAAAGAGCAACACCATTATTTGCACCATAAGATACATCGACATCATGTAGCAGAACTGCATTCATTGCATTGGTACCATCACCCTTAACAACTTCTTGTGTTAGGTTATCAAAGTTAACCTTAATAGGTGTCCCTGCTTTTGCAATCTTTTTACCATTAACAGTAACTCCTAAAGTTGTAGGAACAACACACCCTATGCTTGCCTGAATATCAACATTGGCAAGAATCTGCTTTGGTGATGTTAACTTACTCTTCGTAATGCCTGAATTGTTAAACATTATTTACCCCTTTCCTTACTTAAAATAGCTTGACTTTTTTGGAGCCTTTCTAGCAGCCAATCTTTTGCCAATGCCTTCAACTTTCTTTTCACCATCTTTTTTAGAGGCTCCTGGTGTTCTGCCTGTACCTTCGTCGGAAGACTCTTTATCAAACCAAGCTGGGTACTTTTTCTTAAAGCTAGACACAATAGTTTTAATATCATCGTCCGGCTTTTTATTTGCTAGTATCAAAGTAACAGCATCATCTACGAACTGAGCTTGTACACCAGCAACCATTACCTCTGCTTTAGTTTCAGCAATAAGGATTCTAGTTTCGTTTTCCTTAGCCTCTTGCATTTCGGAAACCTTCTTTTCAACTTCCTTTTCACTATCTGACTTTTTCGATTCCATGAACTTTTTAAACTCCTCAATAGATTCTTTGTCGTTAAGATTTAAACCTAGAGTTTTATAAACCTCAGCCTCTTTAGCAGATAGCTTTTTGTTAACCTCATCTTCTGAAAAAGACTTGGCTTTTGGCTCGTTATTCTGGTTTGACGAATCATTATCAGAATTATTATTTGCCTCTTTAGCTTTAGGCTCATTATTCTGACCTTCGTCATTATTGCCCATAACCTCTTTATTTTCTCCATTGTTGTTGTTAATCTTATTATCAGCCATAACATTCTCCTTTTTAAAATTCTTTTAGTTTTAACTTAAACATATTTTGTAAACAACCTTGATATACGTAAACTCCTTCATACTTTTTATTTAGGTCATTTCTTTTTTTATTCAACTTTTTGTTTAAAATTTTATAGCTTTCTCTTAAAGACTTTGGTATTGGTTTACCACTATTAGCTAAACAAAAAGTTTGTTTCATTGTGTTTTGCAAAGTAGCACAAATATCTTTTGTCTCTTTGTCGTCAATCTGATAAAAGCTAACAGATGAACATTTGTTGCATTTAACGTAAGTTAAATAAATTAACTCATCGCTACCTACAACTTTAAAGCCTTGCTTATGTACTACTTCTTTTAATGAAAAATCTTTACCACACTTTATACAATGCATTCCAAGACTCCTCCGACAAAGGTGCTACCATATTATTATAAAATTTGCTATCAATTTTCAAAATATACTCTGTAACAAATACAAAGCAATCATCTGTCATTATTGAGCTGCGATAATGATGAAGTTTAATTCTTGCATCTCTCGTTGTATCACATTCACCACTTTCAATCTCAACTTGATTAACAAACTTTGAAAGAGTACACTTTTGCTCATAATTTAAAAATTCTTCTCTTTTGTAAATTCTTGTACTTGCTTCAATTTTGTACTTCATTTTTTATTTACCTCTTTTTTTTATTTTAATTATAATACAAATATACAGCAATGTAAATTGTTTTTACAAATTTATTTAGATTTGTTTAACAAAATTTACTTTTTAAAGCAATGTATATTATCATTTAATATATTAATTATATAAATTATATACAGCTCTTAAAAGTAAATTAAATGCCTTCTGCATATACATCTATCTTGCTATAAATAGCTAACATAAACTACTACATAAACTTTTTAGCAAACAAATCTATTTTTGGGAATGTACCTTCAGGAGCTTTTATCCAACCTGCTATTTTATCTTCTAAACCAGTATCAACAACAGGCTCCATTATGCACATACCATTAGGGTGGTCCATTGGTAAATCAAACTTACTATACTTCTTACCATCCCTTGCTTGACAAATAGGACAAGCTCTACTACCATTACTATGCCAAATAAACTGTTCAATAAATGGGTTGTCACTAGCAGATTCAATAATGCTTTGTTGGTAGCTATGTTGTATTAAAGTTCTAGCTAATCTTTGAGCATTATAATCTACTTTCTTTTTATATATCTTAACACCATCTTTACCTGTAGTATTCCAACTTATTTTTGCATTTGGTCTAACATAGTTCTCTAGCTCTTTAGCTATTTCATACACAGATGTATTTTCAGCAATGCCTTTTGCCACAACTTGGTATATATCTTTCAGAGCTTTTTCGTTATCGCCCCATATAGCTTTGCTTAAGCTCCAACCTTTACTATATATATCACCTCTTATAACATTATTAACAACCTTTGTGTTAACTGATTTAAACATCATGTTATAAGATAACTCGTCAAAGCCTAAACTTTTTAACCACTCGACATGGTCATTAACAACAGCCTCACTCATGACATTGACATTTGATTTTATTTTGAGGTAAACATTGTTAGCTACTTGCTTGCTCTTTTCCCTCATGTCTTTTGACAATAGCTTTAGCTCGTTAGACTGAGCTTGGCTACTCCATGATTTTCTTTTAGCTAAATAGTTAGCTCTCTTTAACAAATCATCTGCCCAATCATTATATAGCTTTTCTATCTCTCGTTTTTGCTCTAGCATTAAATGCTTTTTAATCTCGTTACTCTTTTTTAAGCTTAACTTCATATCACATAAACCAAAACATGTACAACATTAACAAAGCAGCAACTAAAAGGGCTATATCAAAAGCAAAGAATCTTTTATTATACTGGTCTACCCTGCCATAGTAAAAATCAACTAAGCCTTTAACACCCTCTATTAAAGCAAAACCAATTAAAGCTAATATAACATACTTAATCATAACTTATTCCTCATATGGTGCTTTCAATGTTCCCTCTGATGGCATAAAAGAATCCTCAACCAACTCTCTTTCCAAAGCTATTTGTTTTAGCTCTTCCTCTACCTCTTCATCAGATAAACCACGCCACTTTTTCATGTACGACTTTTTACTCATAGTTTTAGATTCAACCTCTGCTAAATCCATATTCTTTTCCTCTTGCTCGTCCTCAGGTATAGGGTTGTTACCAGTAACCTCAACTCTATATGGAACAGGTGTTGGCTTTATTTCTATATACCTTTCCACGCAACTAGGAAAAGCAAAACAACTCTCTATTATAATTTCTATCAAAGTTTGTAGCCTAGGACCCCAAGTCAAGAACTTTTCCTTGCACCTAGTATCTAACCCCCAATATATAGCTTTCAATCCTTTACCACTAGTTATAACACCACTCATAGTTTCTAGGTTAATGTTTGGTACATCTACTTTATCATGAGCAGCAGTTTTGATTCTTTCCAACGTAGACTTTAAACTTTCGCTATACTTCATGCTAGGCTCTAACATACCAATAGCAGGGTGTTCATTTTCAAGGTTTTGGTCTGAACCTAAATCCCATAAAGCTCCTGGTGCTGTACTTAAATTCTTTGTGCTCTGACTATCCATATCAACAACATATCTAATTGCATTCATGCTTTTACGATTACTATCTATATCGCTGTTAGATAGCCTGTTGTATGATTCTTCAAAGTAGCTTAAGCCTTCTAAATCTGACCTGCCATTGCTCTCATTACTCAACCCATCATTGATAATAATAACAGCAGGAATGCGGTCTATTTCTTCTATAACCTTGTCATCTGTTACCACCTCTATTAGTTTGCCAGCTCCATCATACAAGCTTTCATGTAGATGTACGTTGGATTCCTCATCTACCCAATACTTCTTCTTAAAAAGCTTTCTTTTAGATAAAGTAGAACTATCGTTAATAGTTATAAATCCTACGAACTTTGTTAACAAATCAGAGTCGCCACTCTTGCTCTCAAACAAAAACTGAGTTGAGTTGAGGAAGTTAATAGTAACCCCATCTTCTTTATTTACGTTTACTAAAGCAGCTACCCTCTTACCAATAAAGCAGTCTTTGCTTGCCTTTATTAACAGTTCGTTAAAGTTATTTTTGTCTAGTATCTCGTTAAGCATACCATTAATTATGTTAATAGAATTAGCTACCTCTTTAGACATTTTCAATCCTGACACCTTAGGCTTTACTACTATATCAGGTGGATTGGCAAACATAAACCTTGCTTCTTTGTTAACTAGATTGCTAGCTATATTATACCTTAATTCACTAGGTACATAGTCACCATTAGAACCTTCAGTAGTAAAGTCAACTCCTCGTTTATAATTCAGATAATACTTTAGTATCTCGCTTAATTCTGTTTGCACAAAACTACCATCGTTAGATTCCTCTGATATTAAAAAATATGGTATATTTTTGTTAGCCGATATTAGCTCTACGTTTGACGTATTTGTTATCATTAGTTTAGTCTCCTTGTATAATCAACACTACCCGTTTTGCTATTATATCTTTTAGGTTTAGGATTGGCAACTGTTACATCACCTAATGCATACCATAAAGCAGATAGAGTGTGTGGGTCTATATTGAACTTATCGTACACAACATCTCCATTTGGTTTAGTAGCATATGTTAAATCCTTTAGCTCTGATATAACGTTCTTGCATTTAGGGCTACATATTATCTTTTTAAACCTTTTCATTTTTCTTGTATTCTCTAACCTACTACCAGCAAATTTAATGCATGGCGTAATAGGGAATCCTTGTTGCTTATAATACTGAATAGCTTTAGGCTCAGCACTATCTGCTTTTATAGTCTTTTTAAATCCTATATCATTATAATTATTTAGCTTATTCTTTATAGCTTGCATCTTTGGCTCTTTAGCAAACAAATCATCTGTTATGTGATTCTTGTATATCTCGTCCCATATATATAGTATGCCTCTTTCCACATCTACACTACAACTAACAACAGCATTAAACGAAGTCTCAAAACCAAAGTCAAAACCAAAACGCATATTATCTACACCTAACAGTTCTATATCTCGTTTAAACTTTTTAGCATTCTTTGCTACTTTAAATTGAGGGAACACTCTTTTGCCTGTTGGTCCAAACCTACCCCATCTTGCCACCCTATATAAAGGTCTGTCATAATCTTTAATTTCGTCTATTCTTTTGATATACTTTTTAGGCAAATAAGGGTTGTCATCTAATGTACTATGATATATATATGTATCGTCTTTTATTATTTTTTTTTCTTTATATAACTGTTCCTCATTAATTATAGCTTTCTCTTTTCCATTACTATCTATCCTAACAAAGAAGTGACGATACACCCAGTTCTCTTTACTAACTGGATTGCACGTTAATATAAAATGCATAGACTGGTTTAATGTTCTGATTCTACCTAGCATTTCTTTATAGCCTTCGTACTTTATTTCAGAACACTCCTCTAGCCATACTATAGATACACCATTTAATGATTTAATCTTTTTTGGTTTATCCATACCCTTAAATATTATTTTACTGCCATTAGGAAACAGTACTTTTAAAGGCGAACTCTTACACCTAACTTTAGTACGTCTATCGTCTTTTCTTTCCTCATCTGCTAATAAGTTTAAATCCTCTAGTATTTCTTTTATTAAATCAAAGCAACTATCATGTATAGTATCGTACACCTCTCTTAATACTAATACTTTACGTCTCTCTTGTAAACATTTTAATATTATTTTTAGTGCTGCATTATAGCTCTTACCACTACCATAACCGCCTATAGATAAATACGTTTCGTAGTTCCAGTCAAATATAAACTCCTCAAAGTGTGGAGCTACTTCTTTTGTTATATACATAGTTTAAACCCTTTTTATATATTTAACTTTTTTAATCATCATCAACTTCTGCATCCCAAGTCTCGTTTTTGTTTTCCCCGTTCTTTATGATATTAACAGTTATATTATTATCTTTTTCAACACTAGCAAAGTTATCTCTGTTACGTTTCCATTGCTCTGGTTTTCTATTGTTTAACCACCCCATACATGCCGTTGGGTTTGGTGGGATTTCCTTTACAGTTCTTTCCTCTTTGATAACTCTGTTACCTTTTTCATCAGGCTGACCTAAGCTAATCTTTACCTCAGTTGTTTTGTAACCTAAAGCAGATTTTAACAAAGCATTCTCAACTCTATAGTCTGTTTCCTCTTTACCTGCTTGTAAAGCTTTATCAATTTCGGGGTATTTCTTTCTCCAACTAACAAATGTTGCTGATGACACACCAATAATTTTTTGTATATCTGCAAAGCTATAATTATCTCTAGCTAAACATTCTAAATATTCTAGCTTTTCTGGCGTTCTCCAAATATCAGCTTTACTTGAATTTCGTTTCGCCATAGCATTATCCTTTCTGGTTTTATATTTTTATACAGCAAAAGAATAGGCGTAAGCCTATCCCAATGCATTTATTTAAGAAGGTACCGATATTTCTTTTATTATATATATATTATATACTATTTTTCTTATCTTGTAAATAGTTTTCCCAATATTTTTTTAATTTATTTTGAGCATTTACTTTTGCAACATTTAGCAAACTTTTAACATAATTATGCTGAGCTTCTTCGTTTTGACCATACTTGTTAAAAAATATGGTGTCAGAATAAATGCCATTTGTTACATCTAGCTCCTCTGCAAACAGTTGTTTATAACATGCATTTGTTTGCTCATCTATTTTTTGTAGCTCTTTGCAAATCAAATTTACAAAAAATCTACCAAGCTGTATACTTGTTGATTTTACTTTAATGCTCATGTACATATAATTTGTAAACCTAACATCTGTTGCATTAACAAACTGCTCATGTACTATTTGAGATTTAGGACTTGCGTTGTTTATTTCAGAATAAAACTTTTTGTCTAACTTAGGGTTTGTGTTATTATATATAAACATCAAATCTACATTATCAAGGACTTTTTTTGAATTACTTATATTTATTCTATTCAAATCTTCTAATGTCTCTAAATGTAAATTTAAAGTTTTTAGAAGTATGCAGTTAGCACACTGTTCTTTCGTATTCAAATGCGAACCAGGAACATTAAAATTTTTCACTATATCCCTAAGTTCAAAAATAGTATAGTTCTCTATTAAGTTTTCTTTGCTTATTGGCAAATCGTACTTCCTTTTAACTATCTTCATTACAAGCTACCATATTTCCTTTTCCGTCGCATTCTGAACAAATGCCATAGTCACAACAAATACCATGTTCACAGCAGTTGTAATTTGCAACATAATCATTAACTAAAATATTGCTATCTGCTAATTTCTTTTCTTTAGCCAAAATTTTATCTTTAGCTATCTTCATTAGCTGACGCCAATACTTTGGTACTTTGGTTTTTACGTAATACATTTCGTACACATTTAACTCAAAGTTATTCATAATCTTTTTTGACAAATACATTAAGTTTTCTTTGTCACAAGTATTAAACCCTAAACCAGGTTCGTTCTTTAGCTCATTAAGGTAAATGTTTAGCAAGCCTCTTTTAGCTGCCAAATCTGATTCCCAAATCAAGTTACGAATATAAGTTTTCCACTGTTTTTCGTTTTTAAAAAATCTATAGTTATTTTGCTTTTTCATTTTACTTTTATAGAATATCGAAAGCAGCTTATATATAAGAGGTGTTGATGGCTAATCAAGATGAAATAATAGCCACTTTCGATATTATCTTTTTACTTATACAATGTCGTTTTTCTCAAGCCAATCCTCAACCTGATTTACATAAATGATAAGCTCTTGCATTCTTAACCTATCAACAAAAACCTCACCATGCTTTTCTTCTGTAAATCTTTTTGCCGGAACTGGACAACTGTTACCATACCCTATTCTATTTGCATACTCTCTCATGTAATATGTAAGTAAAACAACCACTATAGGTGTAAAGAATAATGTTACCCAATCATAATTATTAACTACCATGTACCATTCTACGAAAGGTAGAATAAACACAGCAAAATCTGATATGCCAACCAAGCATTTCTTTACTTTTAAAACCACTTTTGCGATTAAATTTTTTGTAATTTCAATTAAGATTTTTAGCATTTTTACTTCTCCTTTAAAAGGTCCTTATAATACTCTTTTTTAATTATGGCTTTTTCTTGAAGCCTCTTTTCATATCCTCTAGCTGTACATCTTGAGCAATTAATATCCATGTTTAGTAAAAACGATGAATGAAATTCTTTGCAACATTTGCAATGCTCTTTCATAACTTCCTCTTCACTATCTACAACTGCAAATAATATCAATGTTATCTTGTTGTATTGCTCTTCGTCTTTAACGAACTTACAATGTACATTTACAAAGTTATCATGTGATAACACTTTTTTAGCAAACCAAGCATTTGCTTTTTTATAAGCCTCTTTTCTATTTTCGCCCAAAAAGTCTTTTCTGAAAAACTCTTGGCTGAATTTTGTTTCTGCTACTTTTGCCATTTTACATTCCTTTTTCTTGATTCCTCAACAGCTAAACTATCAGCTTTTTCATTTAATACATTACCTGAATGACCTTTCACTTTTATAAACCTTACTTCATACTTTAGCTTTTTTAATTCCTTTAAAGCACTCAATAGCTCTAGCCATTCATTTTTGTTTTTTACATTTTCATGCTTTCGTGTTTTCCAACCATTTTGCTCCCACTTTTTTAACCATTTTTGGTTTATTGCATTTACTACATAAGAGCTATCGGATATTACCTCAAACCTGCTTTCGTTTGAAAACTTTTGCAATATTTTGTTTAAAGCTTCAACTACAGCTCTTAACTCCATTTGGTTGTTTGTGGTGTACTCAGCTCCACCAGACAAGCATTTTATATTCTCGCCATTAGAGAATACCACACCCCAACCTCCAGGGCCCGGATTGCCCGAGCAGGCACCATCTGTGTAAACCTTAATTACCATCTTCCCTCAACTCTACCTTTTTATTTTTTATGCAATGCTTATACAGAATAACTTGCTTTATTAGCAACTCTTTAAATGATGTACCATAAATATTACCTAACCAATAATGTTTGCTTTCATCTAATATGCTAATTGAGTACATTATTTTGTCACCATCAATGCAATTCATAAAAATTGGTTGTGGCTTTATAGCATACTTTCTTGTTGCTTTACAAATAAACATCTCTAAATCTGTTATTTTTATTTTGTCCATTTTGGTAAACGGTTTGATTCGTTTCAAAATGTTTTCTAGCTTTTCTTTGCCTTCTTCTGTATCGTATTCACAATTCAGTATAGCATCAAGCTTATCGTTTTTTACCATTTTTTTTTAGCTCTCCATTTTTAATTATAAAGGGGGAATTTCACCCCCTTATTTTAAACCCTTGCAAAAGTTACAGATCCCAATCGTCGTCGTCCTCGTCGTCGTCTTCGTCGACCTCAACCTTTTTAGCCTTCTTTGACTTCTTAGTCTCCTTTTTAGCCTTTGCCTTAGCTTTGCTCTTTGCCTTCTTCTTTGGAGCAGGCTCCTCTTGCTCGTCGTCTTCGTCCTCGTCTAGGTCCTCATCGTCTAGCTCTTCTTCGTCGTCGTCCTCTTCAACCTCGACCTTTTTAGCCTTCTTCTTTGACTTAGCCTTCTTTGGAGCTGGCTTTTCGTCTTCGTCAGACTCAACCTCTTCAACTTCAGACTTTAGTCCTGTCTCAACCTTTCTTACAGTTAGGTACTCAGGTGTAGCATTTAGGAATTCCTCAAGTGCGTCAACATCTCCACCGATTGCTTTTGTTAGAGCTACTGTAGCTAGTGGGAATCTTCTACCCATATCCTGAAGTTCTGCCTTATTGTCCCCCTTAATTACGGAAACCATTTCTGCTACTGTGTAATTCTTTGCCATTTCTTTTTCTCCTTTTGTTTTTATTTACTTTAACTTAATTTATTCTAATCGCTTTTATGCGTCTTAGACTGTTTCGTCCCAATTAAAACCTTTTTCTTCGATATACAGCTCTAATGCTTCAATCATTGTTTTATCAAATAAAACATCTTGCTTTTTTCTAACATTCCACCTGCCAAGTAACTCAAATGGATTTGTATGTAATTCTTCTACACGCATTCTTACTACTTCTTTAGCATCTTCTAATTTAATACTTTTCATTTGTTTAACTCCTTTTCTTCTGAAAACTCTTTATTTATTTTGTAATTACATTATATACTAAACAAATACATATGTAAATAGTTTTTTTTACATTTTTTTATTTTTTTTTAGCATTAATCTGCTATTTTGTTTGTTTCCTCATAAAACACTTCATTATCTAATTCACTGAGCACTACGTTTAAAGCATCCCTTAAATTAACAAGCCCCGACTCGTCTTCTATCTTAAAAGCACCTTTAAGGAATATCAGAATCTTGTTACCATTATCATCTGCCTCAACCTGCTGTGCTAAAGTATAACCACCTTTTGAGCATTTTGAAATTACTAGGCTTTTGCTTTTACTTATTCTACCTCTAGCAATTTCTTCGTATGTTATTTTATTCTTCTGCATCTTCTTCCTCCAATTCTATATCAGCTTGCATAACAATCTGAAACTCTTTGTTATCGTCCATAGCTAAAGGTAAGCTGTTTAGATTATCAAGCTCTACGTAATCGCTCAAGCTGTTAAATTTTAATGTTGATTCACCATCACCATCTACAACTATTTGCTTTATCCTGAACATTCCTAAGTTCATTGGTTTTGAGCCCGGAGCTTTTGACTTTATCTTAACATCATTATTTAGCATTTGCATTGCCTCAATTGTATGAGTTAATTCCGAATAGCTCGCCTTTAAGTTAAAATTAACCGAACCATTTTGTGATAGCGAATGTCCTTTGTAGCTTACTACCTGTTTAACTTTTAAATTCATAATAGTGCACTTTTCCTTTCTTTTTTAAACCTCTTTTCATTTTCAAGTTCAAACTCTTTCCTTAGCTTTTCGCTTGATTTAACTTTTTTAGAATTTTTAGCTTTAACTTTTTTAATATTTTGCTCATCTATATCAACAATGCTAACATCTAACTTTCTGTTTATTTCAGCACCATCAATCAACTTCGATATGTCTTTCACATCTTGCGGTTTTACTACAAAATAAACTTCGTTTGATTTTAAGAACTGAATAACAAACAAAGGAACTTTATGAGCTACCAAAGAGTTATAGTTTAAAACGTCTAAATCTTTTTTACTAACTTTTATTGAATTAGCATCAGTTGATTTTAGTTGGCAAATAACATCTTCGTTTTGTCCATCTTCTTTTACTATCCAACCGGAACCAGAGTTGGGTGTTGGTTTTAGCCCCAACATTTTCATTACTTCGGCTTCGTTTTTTCTATAAAATTTTCCTGACCTTTTCAAAACGAATACCTCGTCCTTTCCAAAGGTTCGTACTTTTCATAAAAGGTTATATAATGTTTTGCTATTACACAATCGCTATAAGCTCTTTTTAGCAGCATATGTCTTTCAAAACTTTTACTTTGTTTTACACCAAATAAAACAAGTAACTTTTTAATAATGTTATTTCTCGTTCTCCATGTTTTCCATAACTTAAACCGTTCACGAAAACTCATAACACCCTTTTCGCTAACATCTAAGTTTAAAGCTATTTTTAAAAAGTTTTTTATTTCCTCAAAAAGTTCGCACAATCTTGCTTTTATTTCTTTTAACACATCTACAACTTTTTCGCCAATTTTTTCAAAAAATGTTAAAATGTTTGTACTTAACTTTTGAATAGCATTATCATTACCCATAACTTATACCCTTTCGTTTTGTGTAAAATCATAATCTATAGCTAAGTTTATTTTTAAAGCTTTAAAGTTAATTTCTTGCAAAGCTTTTTGAACCATCTTTAAACCGATCTCGCAAATACCTTCCAATGGCATTGTTTTAGTTGGTGGTTCAAAGTCAAAAGTTATTACTTGAGATTCTGCAAACTTAAAGCCATTAAGTATAGTTGAAACATTCCATGCATTTTCATCTTTTAAAAACTTTATGTAAAGCTTGTTTATTTTTCCTTGCTCATTTTTAAAGTACTCTTGTACATACTCAAAACTTACACATTCTGAACCTTCGTAAATTCTATTAATTATTTTACTTCTTGGTATAACAAAAGTATTACTCATTTTCGTTACTCCTTTTTATTTTTAGAACATGAATTGCAATGCCTTGTAAATAATGCTTATCAGCTGCATTTAATTTGTATGGTATATCAAACCCAGTTGCTGGGGTGAAATCTTTCATGCAATACCAATATCTCGTTGTAGCTAATATATTTTCTTTTATACTACAAACTAAATCGAAATATAGTTTAGCTAGCTGGTCATAATCATAATCACTAATAACATTTTCGTTCAATTCGTAATACATTAAAGAGTAAACAATTATACGCCTTTGCAAAAATTCTAATTTAGTTTTTGTTCTCCATAACTTATATGGATTTTTCTTTGTGTTTATTTTCATTTTTATTTACCTAATTAAATTATAACACAAAACAATAAAAGTGTAAATAGTTTTTATAAATTATTTTAATACACAAATACAAATAAATTGTTTTTCTATTTTAAACAGTATAAACAAAATAAAATAAATAATTGTTAATATAAAGAAAAAATATATATATAAATATATATATGAAAAAGAAAAACTAAATTTCCTTAATTGCGTTCTTTTTACACGGTATTTGCTTTTTATATGAATTAAACTCTTTTTCCTTTTGTTCACGTTTACACTGTGTATAAGCGTTTAATTCTTGTTTTTGCGTTAAATACTCTTTGCATTCTGAATGGCAGTTTATATGCCTCTCTTTGCAATTTAAGCAACATGTAATTTGTGTTCTAATCTTAATTTTAGACTGTTTTTCCATAGTTTAGTTCTCCTTTTTTAACTTGTCCTTGTCGCCTATAAAATAAAATAAACTGATAGCTGCAGAATCAGCCATATCATTGTCATAAAACCATTTTTTACCATTGTTTTCAAAAGTGCCTTTTGATTTTCTGCCTTGAACCTCTTTCAGTATTTTACGTTTAAAACCTTGATTTATACACCATTTTACAGTTGGCCATTTTTCATTAGGTACACCATATTTGTTGCTTTCACCTTTAGATGTCCCTACAATTTGAGCTTTCCAGCACCTTGTATCAACCGAATAAACAGGTACATTTTCCTCTGCCATAACATCAACTATTAGTGAATTTAAAGCTCCTATTGATTTAATATAGTCAATATTGATAAAACCTTGAGACCTTAACCTAATCCTTTCTATTACACAAACTATATTATCACTTTTACCATATAAGTTGTATAAAAGTTGTTTTAGCTTTTTTCTTAACACTCTACGTTTTTTAGTTTTATCTTTAAATTTAGATAACCTAACATTTTTAACATCTTTTAGTACACCATCACAACTAATAGATATACCACAATTATCATAAGACTGGTCTATACCTATAGCTATTACTTTATACTTGCTATCCATATTATTTCACCACCTTAATTTTAGTATATGTTACAAGGCATTTATTTTACCCCTAAGAGCTTTTACTATTTGATATATTAATTACTATTACCATATATAATAAAAGGCCATAGAGTTAAACTGGTAACCCTACAGCCTACTATGATATTAAATTCTAACTCTGCCTTTCCCAACATTCCAACATGCGTCTTTCATAAAACACTTATCACACTTTTTACAGGTAGAGCTTTTAGCATCAGCAGGCCTTTTTACCATTTTGCCATTATTAATAGCTCTATCATATCTATTAGATATTTCGTCTGCTCTATCCTTAAATTGCTCTATCTTTTCATAATCAAAGTCGTATAACTCTAGCTTAAAATTTTGAGTATTTTTGTCATCGTTTAACACAAACCCTTTAGTATAGTCTATGCCATTCCAAGTTCCTTTTTCTTTAGCTTTCTTTATACATAAATACATGTACCACTGCAACTGTTTCCAAGCTGATGGGTGATGCTTCATTTTTTGAAATTGAAAGGTATTTACTGACTTTATTTCACCAACCATTTTGCCATTAAAGAAGTCTGGTATTTTGCAAATAATATCAGGCGTATAGCTAAGGTGATAATCTTTGTCAATTCTGGTTTTATCCATATCAACAGCTTTACCATAACCAGCCCTAATTAATAGCCTTTGCCATTTTTCATGAATAGCATTGCCTTCCTCAAAGATTCTAACTAAACCAACAGGTAACTGCTCTCCTTGAGACTGCTTATACAGTAAACTAAGTACTTGAGCTCTTATACAAAAATCTTTATCGCTAACCAACATAGCTGAAGCATGCAAACCAACACGCTCTTGAGATTCTAAACCTCTAGTCATAACTTGCTTTACAAACTTAGTTTCCTCTTCTATGTTTTTATCTAAATAAAACATTTTATTGAATAGCTTTTCAAGTTTTAGCTCTTCTGAATTTTGTATCCTAGTTCCGTTATTTTCAGCATTCTTTTTTATGGTATCAATTAACCCCATTATTTACATCTCCTTGCTTTATAAAATAGTATAAAAGGTTTAAGTACACAATATCACTATTACACCCATTACTATTAATTAGCTTATCTAACTTTTTCATTGAAAAGGTTTTGTTTTTAGCCTTTAATATGTCCTTTATTTCATGACTAGGAATCCTATTACCATTATTTGATATAAATAACTTATATAAATAGTTTCGTCCATTAGAAGTTAAATTTAAAGCTTCTGAGTCAACTATAGAACATAAACCTTTAATGTAATCTTTTAAATCTTTACTTAAAGTACTTTTATCTACTTTAGCCACTATATCTTCTGCGTTAGGAAAAGTATACCAAATAACTCTACCCCAATCACCTAAAGAACTGGCTTTCTTTTTGCCACAAGATTCAGCAATAGCATTCATAGTTCGCCTTGCATTCTTAAACCCCATCATTTTTAACAAGCTACTATAAATGTATGACTCTAACTCACCTTGATTTAGTTTATGAACACCTTTACTAACAACACATGGCTTTTTAAAGAATGGAACATTTAGCTTTTGCTTATAAAACTCTTTGCTATAGTCAAACGACAAATCAAAGTAATTAAACCAAATATCATAAAAGTCTTTTTCGGTGCAGCTAAATTTAAAGTACCTATTTCCGTTTTTAAGACTGACTTGCTCAACTTGAGTCATTTTATCACCATTGATAAATAAATAAGTATTATCATTTAGCTTTCTAGCTCTTGGTGCTTGGCATGTCTCATAAGTCTTTTTTACATCAAACCAATCTATCTGTATTACAAACATTATCTGCTCTTTTCTTGATTTTCTTCTATAACTTTGTTAGCTTTTTCTTCTGCTTTCCTTGCAGCCATTTCAGCAACTTCTGAAGCTCCTTTTGCAAATGCCACTAAACACTTTAAGCCAATAAGCACAATTATTAGCACAACCAAAATCATAACTCTATTTCTCCTTTTTTATTATAAACTTTTGCAACTCCTGCATTTTTTAACATTTTTGCACATATGTTACAAGGTACTGGATTTTCGTCCTCTAATGCTATATGTGGAATATTTATGTTAGGCTCACAAGCTAAATAAACTATTGAATCCTTTAGCTTATGATAATCTGCTGCTACTAAAGCATTTTGTTCAGCATGCACAGCACAGCAATGTTCATAACCACTATACCTTTTGCAATCTTCACGTTTACATATGCCAACATCACAGCAATTGCTTTCGCCTCTAGGACTACCATTGTACCCTGTCGCAACTATTTCATCATCTTTAACTATAACACAGCCATAATGTCTTTTTAAGCAAGTTGACCTTTTAGAAACAGCCAAAGCTATGTTTAAATAGTAATCAGTTTTTGACATTCTACCCATAACTACCTCTTTATTCTAAAAACTCTTTTGGTACCCTTTTACCAAACTGCTCTGCTCTGCTTTTCATAATTTGTTTTCTAATATCTTTCATATCACTATAGCTAACAAACCCTCTATCAAAGAACAGTGGAATCTCACATTCGCCCATTGGGTCGCATACTTTTGACTTTACAACCTTGCATTTCATAATCATGCCTATCTTTTCGCTAGTAGCTGAGTTATGAGGATTTTTGTTTGGTATCTCAATCCAAGCTCTCCTTGCTACTTGTATTCTAAGGCTAGCTGCATGTTTTAGTTTTCTACCACCAGGCGTATCAGTTTTTTCACCAAACATCATGGCATTCATTTTATCCCTAACTTGATTTACCAAAACAACAGTGGTGCCAGTCTTTTCGATTATATCCTCTAGCACTGGTAAATATTTATTGAGCAATCTTGCAGTGCCACCAATCCTTTGTTCCTCAACTGAATCTTTTTCAGATGACTTTAGCACTTTTTCTATATCATCTTTTGGTAGCAAACTAGGTACACTGTCAATACCTATAAGTGGGATTCCAGCTTTAGCAAACTTGATTGCTTTATTCAAAGCATCTTCGCCAACGTTAGCTCTATATATTAACATTTGACCTTTTTTGTTGCCAAATACCTTAGCCCTCTTGGCATCAAATGTGCCCTCTACGGGTATATCCAAACATAATGGTTGTAAACCACACAAATGATATAAAAGTGTCGTCTTGCCTGATGATTCAGGACCAAATATCTCAATAACTCTGCCTTCTGGCATTCCGCCACCTATAATGGCGTCTAAGTCCTCTATCCCAGTTGACCACCTATCAATTTTTAAATTAGCATATTTGCTATCCAATGTATACAAAGAACCTTGACCACTTTTGTCGTTTATTTCTTTGCACAATTTCATAATTTCAGCTTTATTTGTTTTTGCCATATTTTATGCCTTTCCTTTAAAAGTCATTTAGTTTAATTCTAGCCTTTATGCCAACCTTTTGCAATTCTTCAATTCTTTCGTTAGCTTTTTCTTTGCTCTCGTAAATGTTCAAACCTAACTTCCATTTTCTACCATATTTTACTTCTAATCTTATAAACATTTTGTACCTCCATACATTTGTTATTTGTTTGTTTGTATTTACATTATAAACTATAAAAACATACAAGTAAATAGTTTTTACAAAATTTTTTTATTTATTTTTAGTTCTACCTAACATTGAGCTATTGTACTTGATAACTCGATTTAAATAAGTTTTCTTTTTAAATTCCAAAGCACCTTGCTCTTTTAAAACATCTATAACCCTAGATGTAACAACTCTGCTTTTGCACCTATCATAAAAGTCGTCGTAACTTCTAAAGATGCCGTTTTCTTCTCTTTCCTTTTGTATAAACTCTGCAGCTTTTTCACCAACATTTTTGATAGAACTTAAACCTTGCTGTATAACTTTTTCGCCATCAACTTTTCTTAAGTTAGTTCTCGATAGCGAATAATTTACATGAGGTAAAAATACAACCAAATCATTATTAACAGCCTCGCAACAAAAGCTATAAAACTCCGAATCATTTTTTGAGTACTTTAACTTACTAAACCAATATTCTGCTGGATAATAAAATTTGTAGAACATTTCCTCTATGCTTATTAAGCTATAACCAACAGAGTGCCCTTTGTTAAAAGTATAGCATGTCATGTTGGAGAAAAGCTGTTTAGCTTCGTCTTCTTTCATGCCTATAGTTTGTCTTGAGCCTTCAATAAACCTTCGCTCTAAACTTAAGTAATCTCTTTCGTACAACTCTAAAAAGTTAACTGATGATTCACTTCGTTTTAAAAGCTTCATAGTTTTATCAGCATCTGCCCAATTCATTTTTGCAATGTTTACACAAATTCTTTGCACCTGCTCTTGGTAAATAATTGTACCATAAGATTCTTTTGTATACTCAAAGTATGGCGAGAGTTTTGCGTCCTCTATATTGCTCTTATTACTTGCATACAAATCGGGTTGCTTTAAACTTAAAGGACCCGGTCTGTTCATAGCTGACGCAGCAACAACATCATTAAAGCTATCGCATTGTATATTACTCAGTATGCCCCTTGCCGTTCCTTTTTCAAACTGGAATATACCATCGGTTCTTTTTTCTCTGAACTCTTTTAGCAACTTTTTGTCCTGAGTTATCTTTTCATAATCTACAGCAACTCCAGTAGCTTTTCTTAAGTCACCAATGGATTCCATTGTTTTAAGTCCTAAAATATCAAACTTGATTATATTTACATCTTCTAAATCACTTAAATCATAAGCTGTGTAATAATCACCATTTTTATCAATTCTTAAAGTCATGTAGTCCAAAATGTTACCACCTGTTACAGCAACACCTGACGCATGGGTACCAACATACCTTACTTTAAGAAACAGCTTACAAAAGTGTTCAAGTATGTTATCATATTTCCTGTTTATTTCTTTGCCCTCTGCACACCCTAACAGTTCATCTTGTGCGATAACAGTGCCATCAATATGCTTATTTACAAGCTCCTTTATTCTCTTAATCTCTGCCACATTTGACTTTTGCTTGCCATCGTCATCAACCCACACTAGGTCTCCGCATACTTTAACCAAATCGTTAATTAAGTTATCAACTCTATATAAGCCATATGAACAAATCCTAGCTGAATGACCTTTATACTTGTTACAAATGTACTCAATAACTTCATGCCTTCTTGAGGTTTGAAAGTCCAAGTCTATATCAGGAAAGCTGCTTTTGTCTTTCCTTAAAAATCTTCTAAAGTCAAGGTCAAAGAACAAGCTATCAACTTCGGTTATACCTAACGCATAAGCTACTAAACTATTGCATACAGAACCTCTACCAGGCCCAACTGTTATGCCTTGCTTTTTTGCCCAAATAGTATAGTCGGCTACTATCATAAAGTAGTCCTCAAACCCATGATAGTTGATAACTTCAACTTCCTCTTTGCAACGTTCTATATACTCCTTAGTATATTTGCCTCTAGCCTTTAAGCCTTCCTTTACTTTTGATATAAAAATTTTGCTAGAATCTTTTTTGTGCAACTTTGGCAACTTTAATTCTAGCTTATCTATGTAGCCACCCTCACACTTGTCGTATATCTCATCTAAAGTTTTTATCATAGTTTTGGCTAGCTTTTTGGTATTATCGCCAAAATCTTTTTTATGCATTTTGTAAAACCTAGCCATGAGCTCTTTAGCTGTCGGCATATACCTTTCGCCATAAGTTGACTCTATAAAGTCTATATCATGATTAGCTATTTCATGCATTTTGATATATGAATCAAATTCCTCTTTTAAACCTCTATGCGAATCTGATGTTAAAATGCATTTAACTTTATGCTTTTTTGCTAACTTAATTAAACCAACATTTACTTTTTCTTGAAGTCCTTTCTCAAGGAGCTTGTATGGCTGTATCTCAATGTAAAAGTCATCGCCAAATATTCCTACCATCTTTTTGATAAAAGCCTCTGCGTGCTTAATATCGTCCTTTATAATGCACTGTGATAAATACCCCGCAATACAAGCAGAAGTACAGATAAGGCCTTCACTATATTTCTCTAATAACTTAAAATCCCAAATGGAATTATAATACTTTTGTTTTTCGCCCTCAAACTGTATCCTATTTAAATTACCATAACCTTTTAAATCTTTAACTATAAGAATTAAGTGAAAGCCTCTGTTTTTCTCTTTTACTTTTGGCAAAAAATAACCTTCAATTCCAAGTATAGCTTTTAAGCCTTCCTTTTTTGCAGCCAAGTGAGTTTTAACAAAGCTATTACTATTACCATGATTTGTAATACACAAAGCATTGTGTCCCTTTTCTTTAGCTATTTTTGCCAACTCGCTAGCTTTACCAAATCCATCAAAAGTTGAGTACTCGTCATGCCTATGCAAATCAAACATACATACTTACCTTATCCTTTACAACAACATCTTTAGGTTCACCCTTAATCAAACCTAACTTTATAAACCTATTATACATTTCATACTTATATTTACCTACACAAAAGTGAGTAGAGGCTTTTCTGTTAAAATTTTTAATAAGCGAATTATCCGATAGTTTACTTGGGTTGCACATTAGCTGATAATTCCAATTCGTATTTATGTCATCAAACTTAAAGCCATCATTTTTATACAACCAAGCAGTCAACACAACCTCATCTAGCGAATCTACAAAGGGTGACTTTCTTCTAGGATTATACCAAGTTTTATGGAAAACGTCTCTATCTAGCAGTTCGCAAATAAGATTCTCATAATGACTTATATCAAAACAACTTTTGACGAATAAAAACATACCACTATTTATCTTATTCTTTTTCATGTAGTCAATAAAGTAATCATAATCGACATTATAGCCTAAAATCTCAATAAGCACTTCTGAAAACTTATAAATCCCACTTGAACCAAAAATGCACTTTTGTGACATCATTTCATCTTCGTTAAAAATATCAACAAATTTTGGTTTATAAATACAATCGTCATCTGACAAAACAACCTTTTCTGCTGACTTATTAAACTTAAAAATAAACCACCAAGATAAAAACTTTAAAGACATGCTGTAATCTTTTAAAAACTTTTCTGCTTTTGGTGTACAGTTTGTGCACTCTAAAAACTTTTTGGTAACAAACTTATCTGTAAATATCGAATACTTAACATCAAACTTGCTCATAATTTCGTCAAGCTCTTTTGTTTTATCGCTTATCCGTGTATCATTAAACAAGCAAAAATGTACATCTTTATATGCTTCACAATCTATGTTTTGCATCATATATTCAAAAAAGGTTAAATTATTAGCCACTATAGCCATAAAGTTTTTATACATCATTTTACATTCCTTTCATACAAATGCAAAGAACCTACCATGTGGGTATAAGTACCTAACTCTAAACCTAGTTCCATGCTTAACAAAATTTGGTAACAAGTAAACTGAAAAACATCATAAGGTAAACCAAACCATATGTCGTTCGACCTCATATAAGTTGTCATATATAATTTGCCTTGCCTTATAAAGAACTGCAAACTAACTGTACAATTTACATCTTTACTTTCCTTATTGCTAGGTTCTTTAATGTGTATTACAGCTCTTCTTGAGCTGCTATCTTTTATTAATTCATTTTTTACAAATTCCCACTGGTCAAAACCAAACTTGTCTTTTATGCACCAACCGTAGTTTGAGTTGATTAGCTTGCCATCATCTGACATTCTATCCCAGCCTTTTGTATATTTCTGAATCTCTTTAAGCTCTCTACTTCGTGACATATACCAAAGCATCTCGCCTATAGCATACTTAATGGACAAGTTGCGAAGTTTGTTTTGCATAATATTGCTTAAAGGATCGTTTAGCACGGATACACAATTTAGAATTTCACCAGCCAGTTCTCCATCTCTTGAACAACCACATTCATCATCAGATAGCAAAACATTGTATAAGTCAAGCCACATTTCGTCCAAACTTTTATACGAGCCACAATAATTTAGAATCATACTACTAACCTCTTAATAATCTGATTATTTACAATCATGCCATCTACGTATGGTGCAACTAAATCTTCGTACATTACCTTAACATCGTTCTTAACTTCTTCTAAATTTGAATACACAAAGTTTAAAACTTCATTAAGCTCTTTTGTGTTACAAACAGTGTACTTTTTTACAAGCTCACAATCTAAGTAATGAACCCCATAATCTTTACAAAATATAGGTAAGCACCCATTAGCTAGCAATTCTACATATTTAGATGTACACCATTCTTTTTCAACTGGCACAACCAAAGAGCAAATGCTTTCTGATTGCTTTTGCATAATTTGCTCATACTTAACTTCGCCTTTGTAAGCTTTTGCATCAAATAAGTTTTGCTCATCAGCCGTCAATCTGCCATATAACTCGTACTCAAAGTTTAGCCCTTTGCACAGGCTGCTAACAACTTTCGGTCTACTATATTTACTGCTTGATGAATTTGCAATAATTAATAGCTTATTATTTACTTTTTTGCAATCCTTAAACTCATGATTTTTATAGCAAATTGCAGTTTGAATTGGTACATACTTCATATCATAAATTGTGTTATTTAAGACATAAACATTTTTAGTTTGCCCTACCACTTCATCAAACATAACATTTAGCCTGTTATCTTCTGACATTGAGTAAATAAGCCGAGGGTCTTCAACAAGCAATAATGACTTTTTTACTGCAAGTTCGTTTATAATGCGAATCAACCTTTCGTCTTTTTCGTACTCTTTAACACCACCCATAACAACTAAATAGTCTATACTTTTGCTTGCTAATTCTTCTAAAGTTTCACCAGAACAATCAATAGCATTATCATACTTTTCGGCTCCAACATTTTCGCTTACTATGTAAAAAACATCATTAGGATTGCACTCAAACAGTAGCTCAAAAGTTTTATAAACATCTTGGTTTCCGTTTACGTTTGACCTATCAACTAGCTTGTCTTTTCTATCAAAGCAAACTTTTTGGCCATACTTACAAATTGCTATTTTTCTCATTCAACCATTCTCCCTTTCAGCTCCGTAGAAGATAAGTTATGCTTTCTGCTATTGTAAAATATTTTTATGTCGTTTGACACGCAAAATTCTTTACCAGTAAAACCTTTTCCTTTATAGTCCTCGCCTACAAACCTAATATCTATAGGCAAACTTTTGATAGCCAACAGCAAATCTTCTTCACCACTTAATGGTATAACCTCATCAACTGCCCTGTGTGAGGATAGCTGGTAGTACCTTTCAAACAAAGATTGAACTGGCTTCATTTTATAAGGCCTATCAATTGTAGGGTCATTGATTAACCCAACAAACAAGTAATCGCAATTTAGCTTGCATTCATCTAGCATCAGCATATGGCCGGCATGCATCAAATCACCAACCACAGAGGTAAAGCCAACGATTGCTTGTGAATTTTTCTTTTTAACCTCTAGCAAACAATTCTTCATTATTTTGTCTAAACTCCTTAACCATTTTTTTTACAACTTTTTTGCCATCTTCGTCTTTATACCTATACAGCCTTAATGTATACATAAACTGAAAAGCCTTAACTAAATTTAAGTTATATTTTTTATTCTCAACACACCAGTCAAAAGCTTCTAAATGCTTATTAAAATCATTGCTTGTCATTTCAAAGTTCTTTTCGTACCCACACAATGACATTCTTAATTTTGCTAAGTCTAACAAATATGAAGAGGCTAACTTGTTGTAATTGCAATCTATAAACTGTAAGTTGCCCATAGCATCTTTAATTGTGTTGCTTAACGTAAAGTCACCATGGCAAAAAGTAGCTATGTTTGGGGCAAGGCTTAGCTCTCTTTCAAGCAAAAGCTCGCACTTATTTATGCAGCTATCTATATAAGAGTCAAAGCCTTTGTTTTTTTCTAAAGCATCAAAATGCCTAGATAAATCAAAGCTAGAGAACTTTATTTGCTCACACTTATCAACAACATCAAGCAAAGTAAACAAATCGCTCATATAAAGGTCATCATACAAGTTAACACCATTTACATATTCTATATAAACTTTGCCATAGTTAAATGATTTTATTGTGGGCGTTTTAAAAACATTATACTTTTGGTTGTCTACATACCAGCTTTGCAAACGTTCCGCTGATTCTTTGTCCATTTCTTTTACAATTGTATCACCTACTAAATAAACCTTTTTACCTGACCCACCTGTGTTTATTTCCTTAAATTTAGAACTAACTAAAGTTCTTAAGTTCATTCCTTTATCATCAACATACAAGTCAGCTAAAGGCTTACCAAACACAATTTCATCATATGGTACATCATTAACTTTTAGCCACTCAACTAAGTTTGGCAGTATGCTTTTCTCTATCAATTGCAAATCACCATTGCATGATACAGATCCTCTCGAAGTATGTAATACTATTTTTGCATTTAACTCACTTTTTATGCTTTTCATTTTATCAACGACAAGACTGTTAACAACTTTTTCATCATGCTTTGTATGATTGAACCCCATAGCTATAACATCATCTATGTCGAACACTACTTTTACTTCCATTTGTTTCTCCTAAAAACTCCATTAATGTTTTTAAATTTGCCCGTAGCGAGCTTTTTGTATTTAGCAAAAGGTAATCCTTATTATTTGTTTTTACCTCTTCTAAAAATGCTTTTGTGACATTTTCGATATTACTCAGCTGTGGTGGTAAAATTTCTTTATGTTCTTTTAACCTTAACTTAATCGTACCAACATCACAAAAGCAACAAACATAAAGTACTTTTACAGCGCCTATTAGTTCTTTTTCTAACTTATCATAAAAATCATAGTCACCTCTGCCAAACAACTCACTATATACTTTTGAAGATACAGTGCCTCTGTCTAAAACTAAATACGCAAAGTTTGTAGCTTTATTAAACTCTCGCACAAGCGTTGACTTGCCCGACTTATCTGGGCCTTCAAAAACAATTATTTGATATTTTCTACTCATCAACAAACCTTTGTCTAACCTTTTGCATTTTATTAGCAATAGCATCCTCTACATCTTTTGCCTCAAATCCTGAAAACATAGCTACATTCATCAAAACCACAAAACAATCTGCTATCTCTTCTAACTTATTTTCACAATCAAACTTAGTGTTCCTGATGTTCTTCCATCGTTTATCAGAAGATAGCACCTCGCCAATCTCTGATATAAGCTGTTGTATGTGAAAAGAGAAAAGACTTATATCTTCCGCAGGGGCTGCATTTGTACCGTGTCCTTTAAAGCCTTCATAGCACTTTTTCCTAAACAGAATGTTTTGGTTCTCAATCTGGTAGTCATAAAGCTCTTTAAAGGTTTTACTCTTCTTCCCATTCGTCGTCGTCATCATCGTCACCCCAATCATCTTCAGCCTCGTCGTACTCCTCTAAAAGGTTAATGTAGTACTTTTCTGATTTACGAGGTTTAGCCTCAATTTCCCTTTCCTTACAAAGAGCATACAACTCTTTAGCTGACATTTCTTCGTAGTCTAGCCCGTCTTCGTTTTCATCATCAAAATCGTCGTCAAACTCATCGTCATAATCGGGCTTAGCCGGTTTTTTACCCTTTTTAGCCTTAGTTTTAGGTTTAGCCTCTTCATCGTCGTCATCTTCAACTGGAAAAGCTTTATCTAAAATGGACAAAATTTTACTCTCACTAAACGGTTTAGCTTTTGTGTTCCTAAACTTATTCTTATCCATAGGTACAACACTAAATGTTTTGTTTTGCTGCTTTCCAGTCTGCTGAATAACATAATCTCTATCAGTCAATGTACCATAATTTTCGTACATGCTCATAAGTGCTGGAATTGGTGAGCAGTTATTTACAGGGAACATTAACAGCTTAACCTCTTTTGATTCATAGTCCCAAACTGGCCAAATATACTGGCTTCTGTGCCTTAAGCTATCATCTTCTGCATACTCATCTTCTCTACCAAAAAGTGTTTGGTCTGGCACATTTATACCTCGCTCAAAACTATCGTGGAACACAACTTCCATGCCATCTTCCATATCAACCAAGAACCTAACTCTTAGTTTTACACCATCTTTAAAGTAAAGTATTTTACTCTTGTTAGAGCCTGCTTTCTTTATATCATTTTTTAGCTTTGACATTAAGTCCATTTCAATTTACCTCCATTTGTTTTAGTTTTAACATCGTTTTTCTAAACATTTTATCAAACTGAGCTTTTGACATATCGCCTGTATCTTTAAGCTCTTTTAGATATGACCATCTTATCACATTAAAGTGCGTTTGTAAATACTTTGTACCTTTTTTTCCATACACATCGTTGTCCAATGCTGATATAACAGTTGTTATGCCTTTCTTTTTTAGCTTATCTATTTGCTCAAGCGTCATTTTCCAGCCTAAAATAGCCACAACATTATTATAACCATACTGGATAAATTTTAGCCTATCCATGTACCCCTCAACGACTATAATATAATCTTTTGCACCATAGTCACCAACTAAAGTAGTAGCTCTTGAAAAGCCTTCATTATATAAGTACTTTCTTTTTTTAGCTATCTCTTTGTTATTAGTTCGGCAAACCCACCCTTTGAACTTTCCGTCATCTAACATTGGGAAAATTAATGGGTAGTTATCATTATATGTATACTTTGCTTTTACTTTATTTAAAGCTTTAGAGGTAAAACCTCTACTTTTCATATAATTATATGCCTCTTTAGCTAAAGGCTCTGTATGGGCATCTGGTGGCCACTCAATAGTGCGTAAACCATAATAGTAATCATAAGCTTGTACATACAAATCTCTTTTTGCTTTTTTGTGCTTTTTAACATTCTTGCTTAACTTTAAATCTGAAACCTTATTTGACTTTAAAATGTCGTGAAAAACTTTCAAACTTTTAAGCTCATTTAAGTTATGATATTTTTTTTCAAAAAGCTCAACAAACTTTTCAGGGCCACCTTTAGCTTGACAACCAAAACAATAAAAACTACCTTGCTCTAAATCAACTGCCATTGATGGATTTACGTCTTCATGAAAAGGACAAACTATTTTTTCTTTAACAACATTGGCATTTGGTATCAAATTATAGTACCATAATATTTTAGCCAGTTGCTCACCTTGCTTACTTCTCATTTGCAATAAATTTTACTTGATACGAAGTTGCTTGTGGAACTACTTTGTAGCAACCACTTAAGTCTTCCATATCTATCTCACCTATATCGCTTAACTGATTTAACTTATCCTTGTTTATACTTTTTTGAACATTCAATAGCTTTGCTATTTCTTTTTTGCTTATTCCTTTGCTTTTCATTAAGCTTATAAATTTTGGCCAATCGTTGATAACATATAGCTTGTCTATAAAAGCATTATACAAGTCTTTATCAATTTTAGCCTCAATAGCATCAATGTCAAACTCTACTTTTGAACGCTTAACCTCAGTAACCTTAAATTCACCTAGCTTGCTACCAAAAGTATAATACTTACCATCAACCTCATCTTTATGGGTTTTGAAAAATTCTTCGGACTCTCTAGCAAACTCTTTTTTTAGCTCTTGATATTGCTTTTCTATTTCCTTAAACTTTTTAGTCTTTTGCTCAAACTCTTTTACTTTTAACTTAAAATCTTTCATTTTTACACCTATGCTTTAAACTCATTATAAACAAATCTAGGCCAACGCTTTCCAGTTTTGACCCACTCTATTTTGCTTAATGGAACATTGCAAAGTTTACCATAACTTGTGACAATAGCAAACCAATCACCATTACAACTTTCAACTTTGCCTGATTCCATTTTGCCTTTGATGTTTCTAAAAGCAACCAAAACTCCTATTTTGATTTTTTGCTTTCGTAAAGCAAGCTCCTGTTTCTCGACAGCAGACATCAACTCGTTTTTGCTCATGTCCCACCTGCCTTTTACTTTTAAAGTTTTTGCTTTCTCCATTAGCTCTTTTTTTGTTAAGTTCAATAACATTATTTTACCTCCATAAATTTTATTTAATTAAATTATAACACAAAGCTTAAAGTTTGTAAATAGTTATTTTTACATCTGTAAAACGTAAAAAGCAGGGATAAAACCCTGCCAATTACATTATATGTTGATGTGTACAGCATTACCCATATTAGACGTACCGTAGTAACAATATGCCGCTCCATATTGGTATGCTAGTTTTTTAACCTTAGCTCTGCCAGCAGAATTGTCTGTAACTCCTTTTATGTAAATATCAGCCGCACCACCAGTTCTGTGTACTGAATTTTTTATAGAGCCCCTAAGGCTATCGTTATATCTTTGACACCTAATACCTGAGGTTATAACTATTGGCCTATTGTAATAAGCTCTTATCTTTTCTAATATATACAAAAGCTTTGGACTTACCGAAACGTTATTATACCCATTACACCATTTACCTCCGCAACCACATCTGAACTCTGACTTGGTAAAATGTGGCGAAATATTACCACTTGAATTTACCGAAGTAGCACTTTGTGATTTAGTTGCACCATACGTAGGGTCATTAAATAATTTTCTATATGTTTGCACACCCATTATGCCATCAGCTTGTAAACCAACTGCTTTTTGGTATCTAGTAAGACAAGCTATTGTGTCATTACCTATTACACCATCTACATCAGTCCTCATGCCTGCATCACATAACTTTTGCTGAACAGCTCTCGCGTTTGACTTTGATGCTTCCTCTGTCTTTGCACCCCAAACACCATCGCTGGTCAAACCTTGGCTAAGTTGGTACTCTTTAATTGCTTGCCTTGTCATTGGCCCATCTAAACCATCAATAGTCCCTTTATAAAAATAAAAGAACGTTTTTAGAAAAACTTGTCGCTGGTAAACCGACAAAAATTGAGGTGTGGGAGCTGGCTGAGGTGTGGGAGCTGGCTGAGGTGTGGGAGCTGGCTGAGGTGTGGGAGCTAACCTCATAAACCGATCCTTAATGCTATTTAGCTCCGAACAAGCAACTGAACACAGCTTATTTAGCTCTTCAGCTTTCATGCTTGCTTGAACAACAGCATTTTCCACTTTGCTCCAATCTAATTCAGATACAACCTTTTTATCAGAATTAACCCAATATGGTATATAGCAGAAGTTTAAATCAACATTACCCAACACGCCATCAACTTTACCTGATGATGTATACTGCCACATGCCAAACAACTCCGGACTTTTATGCTCTGGTTTGCTTATGCCACTTTTATACTGAGCAATCCATAGAGGGTTTGTTTTTAGCACATCTACATTTAAGTAGTTATTAAAGTAAGTTAAGTTAGCATAAACACCAACTGTATATCCTCTTTCCTTGCATCTATTTATAAATGCCATAGTTGTCATTTGAGCAGTTGTTGTCCTTGGGTTTTTAGTTCCTTGCTCTATATCATAGTACAATGGCAAATCAAAGTTATACTTGCTACAAGCATCTAAAAACTTATCAGCTTCTTTTATAGCATACTCTTCTGTTGTTGCCCAAGAAAAGTGATAAGCACCTACATGAAGCCCCACATTAATGCACTGCTGAACATTATAATCAAACTTGCCATCAACTATATCGAGTCCTGCACCAAACCTAATTATAGCACCATCAATGCCTGATGCTTTTACTTTTGCCCAATCAATATTACCTTGAAATTCTGAAACATCTATAACTTTATAAGTCTCCATTAGCTGCACTCCTTTCAATCAAATCACCTTGCTCGTCATATACCGAGCTATCAGCTTGTACAGGCTGGCCTACCTCTGGTACCTTGCCACCTATATAAGACATTATTGGCGAAAGTATAGCCATAATTAAAGGAATTAATAAAGCTATACTTTCTTGGCTTAAGTTTAACTTTTTAAGCAAAACTCCTAGATTTAAAATAACATAAGCTAACACTCCTTGAACAATAGTCCTAACCATTTTTGCTGCAGGTGTGTTTGACACAAAAAACTTTTCGTAAAATTTCATACAAATACTTCCTTTCTATACTTAATCATCTAGCCTTCTAGGCAACTTTTTAACCATATAGTAAATCTCTTCAGCATAGTGGTTCCCGCCTAGCATTTTATAAGGCTCAAACATTTTATCAAAAATAACCCACTCTCTAACAGTTATCCAACCCCTATCAATGTAGCATTGACCTAAAAATACTATCCTATCTTCCGCCTCAGCTACGCTTAACTTTACTAAACAGTTAAATATAGTTGGGTTTATAACACCTCTCTTTTTTTCATCATGCCTTGTTATTAAAAACTGGACTAAGCTTGTAACACCACCCCCAAAAAGCACTGTTAAAAATGGTATTAAAAAACTCATAGCATCTCCTTTTAAACATAAACTATATTTTTGCCACTAAAATCAAACCAGCCTTTAACACTCCAAAAATGGTCTACCTCTATTTGACTATTTACCGAGTAAAGTGAATATCCGGTAACAGATGGCATCTTAAAAGGTGTTCCATTTGTTAAAAGTGCAAAACAAAGTATATACCCATCTCTAGATGCTCCACTAAAAGCAAATTCATACTTTTTTGCCCCATTTTTTAAATTCATATCCAGTTTGCCGGGCAAATCAGGACCAACCCAAGTACCATATTTAAAACCTGCATTTGTGGAGTTCCACCCTGACAAAACAGATGTTACTGACATTTGCTTATGACATTCAGCATAACCATCATCATAAATTTTACACCACCAGCCATCTATTATAGCAAACCTACAATTGCCATGTGGCACTACATTTTTAGCAAAACCTTGAGCCATTAGCTATCACTCCCCCTTTTTTAAAACCACTCTTTTTAAAGTAACAGAACCAAAATTTTTATCATTTGTATACAACATAATAAAGCCATCAAAAGACTTTACTACGTCAGAAAAGAACACGCAATTTTCAAAATAAACATTTGGTACATGATTTGCTGTGCAACCTGCCAAAAATACTTTTATACCATACTTATACAATGGCATATCGTAAACCTCTTGAATTAATGATTGCGAAATTAGTATATCGCTAAAAGCCAAAATGCTTCTATTGTTAACAAACTGCTCAACTGATAGCATTTTTGACTTTAAATCTGAAATGCTAGAATCTTGAATGTTATTTTTTGATTCTATATTATCAGCCCTAGCTACTAAGTTTGATATTTGCGTCTGCAAATTACCAGCTATATTACCAGATAATTGGGCTTTTATCTCATTAAACCAGTCCTCAAACTCACTTTTTTTGCTTTCCTTTAAATTATTCCACTCTTCTGTTGATTTACCTTTAAACTCTAAATAATAAGCCTGGTACTGCTCATATAAGTCTTGCGTACTAACTTGATTTATAAGCCCTGTAACCCAACCACAAACAGAAGAGTTTGGCCTTTCATCTGATATATTAGGCTGGCTTATTTTAGAAATAGAAGCACCTACATTAATTGTGGCTAGCAAAAGCTCAAAAGCATCTGTGTCTCGCTTTAACCTTGGCGAGATTGGACTTCCGCTATTTTCACCTTTTACTATAATAGCCTCAACCTTTCGCTCTTTAAAGTCTAACCTCAAAACCACATTATCTATTCTTTTTAGCACACCATCTGCAGGGTCTACTGGCAAAATTTTCTCCTCGACATTCTCATACCAATAACCATTTATCCAGCCTTGTCCTGGTAAAACTTTAACACTCATAGAATTTGGGTTGTTTGCTAAAACTTGTAGCTGCTGAGCTTTACCTGCAAAAACACCATTGCCAACAAAGCTAGCAAAATACGAAGCAAAATGAGTTGCTAAATAAGTTCTGTCAAACTCGCCATCAACAAGCCTGGCATCAAAAAATCCACATCGTTCCATATTAACCTCTTTCCTACAACTTTTTTAGTTTTTTACTTAAAGATGCATTATCGAAACCAAAAGTTAAATTTAAAGCATAGCTTTCACCAAAAACCTCTTCCACTTGTGTAATTTGAGTTGATATAGCTATACCTTGTCTTTCGTCTATTACTGTAATTTTATCACCTAAGAAAAAGTCAACATTAAAAACAAACTGTGCTTTTCCTAAAGTTTTCATTTTCGCTTCAAACTGCTCAGCCTCTTTTGTTTCTGCTATCTTATCAAAGCCCCTTTGGTCTAGCAACTCAAAGTACTCACTTTCAGTAAGCTTTTTTGTCTCATGTGTATTTGCATCAGTAAACTCGCTTTGCAAATCTCTAGCATCAACATATAGCTCTTTTCTATCAAAGCCAAGCAAATCAGCATTACCCACTAGCTTACTAACTCTATTGGCATCTTCGCCCTCGCCTTGTACAAAAGCTACATTTGTTTCATCTTGCTTATTCTGATAATACTTTGAGTTTAAAAGATTTTCGAGTTTAGTCGACAAAACAACAGGTGAGCTGCTATTTCCAACAGTCCTGTCTTGACCTTTAGTTACGCCAAAAATAAGTTTTTTGCTCCTTGGGTCAAAATCTATACCATAACCTAAATCACCTATAGTAGACAAAGTATCAACACTATCATATACAGACCCACCAGTCTTTTGATAAAGGATAGAATCTTGCGGTATAGTATATTCATCTATCTCCAAAAAAGGAACCTTTCTAAAAGCATTTATTGGGTTTATAAGGTTTAAGTTAACTATATCATATATTATACTCGAAGGAGCCCCTTGCTTATAATACAAACCAAGCAAAACTCTTTTATCTAGCACAAACTCCATAGTAAGTCCTTTTACATGAAACTTACCAACTCCAGAGTCATCTATTTCGCATTCTTTTATCGTAATAATACCTGCTTGCGGCCTGCCTTTTGTATGCACTATGTTGCCTATCTTTAACAAGTCCCTATTCTTATCAACAACGGGAGCCCATATTTCAAACTGATAACAACCTTTGAATGCTTCACCCCAAGTTATATTTGAAAAGTTATCCAACTCGCCGATTAACTCAAAACCATTGTTGTTACTTAGCTGATAAATCGAAACTTGAGCTATTGATTCTAGCCTTCTTCTCTCTAGCACTCTTGCACCTCCAAGTACTTGTTGTCAAAATAAATAGTCACCTCTAAGTTTTCAACATTCTTGTCAGCTTGGTACCTTAAAAGATTCGTACCTTGCTTTATTTGCAACCACTCGCTATCTATATCAATATACTTAAAGTAGTTCAAAGACTCACCTAAATTATTATAGCCTTTAACTTCTTTTTCGCCATAAGAAGTATTTACCTCAATAATTTCGCCAGGTTGCATTTCTTTATTAACCTTTAGCAACTTTTGCGTATTTATATCAAGTAACTGTGGGTTGGTAACTGAGCTTTTTGCTTTAAACACAACCAATATGCCTGTATCAACAGCCCCTTTATTATCTATAGCAACAATAGAGGCTGGACTTCTTAAACCAAAAATAATGCCTTTAGGTGGCTTTAAGTGAGCTGTGTTATATCCATTTGGTATAGACAAAGGGAAGTGAAACATTCCTATAGTTGTAGCCGCTTTAATTTGCTCTTTTTCTCTTTCTCTAAACAAAGGATCTGGAGCTAAGCCTGTTATTTTTAGCCTACAAATTATTTCGTTATTTTCCTTGTACTCATTAGCATACTTTACTGATGTATCTGGTAAAAAGTCTAAAACGAACTTTCCGTAACCGATACGTAACATATTTAAAGGATTTACAAAGTTATTTATTTCTCTTTTCAGCAAAGACATTTCGTTTTCACTACCAGCTACTATGTACATAGACAGGTCAATGTTTCTAGTCTCAAGGCTGGTACTTACAATAATTTCACCAACTTGGTTAGCATATTTAAAAGTATGCCTTGAACTAGAAACTTGCCCCCAATCAATATAATCTAAAATGTAGTTAAGGGACTTTATTTTGTCAACAAAAATTTCTTTACCCGTAACTAAATTCAATAAAGTTATTTTCTCAACCATTAAAATCCCTCCAGCAGTTCTCGCTTTTGCTTTTTCATCTGCCTAGCAGCCTCAACCTCATTTATAGGCTCTGGGCTATTGAACACAAAAGTATCACCTTTGCCTCTTTCATTTCCCTTTATTATGCCAACCAATTCATCTAGCTTTTGTAAAAGCAAGCTATTAGAACTTATAACATTATTATTTGCAGAATTTGTACCTTCTATAATTAAACTTACTAGTTTAGAATCAACACCTAGCTTTGTAGAAGCAACAGCTTGACGAATCATAGCTAACAAACTATCTCTGCCAACAACAACCTCTGCACCGGCTTCTCCACCACCTAAAAATCTACCATTATTATAACCAAAAACAGTAGGGTTGTCAAGAATCATACCTTTGTCCATAGCATCTTTATACCACTTAATACTAAACTTTGGCAAGCTACCTTTACCACCAATTCCAAAAGGAGCTGTTCCGCCTGACACAGAAATATGTGGTAACTTTAAGTGTGGCAAACTCCAGCTAAAGTTGAAAACACTTTTTAGTTTGCTGACAACACTAGATACAACACTCCAAGCTTTATGCAAAGGAGATGTTATAAAGTTATAAACACTACTCCAAACATTTGAGACTATACTTGCAGCTCTGCTAAAACCGGAACCTACAGTGCTAGCAATAGCATTTACTATTGATGTGCCTATGGACCATGCTGTTTTGATAGGATTTATTATGTAGTCTTTAATAGCTGACCAAGCAATTTGAACTACAGCTTTTAAGCCATTAAAAACAGCCGTAGTAACAGCAACTATGCTATTCCAAGTTGTGGTAATAAAGTTTACTATTGTGCTTAACACCGGGCTAATAACTGAGCCCCATATAAAGCTTAACACAGAACCAACTGTATCTCTTATAGTATTCCAAGCCAAAACTGCATTTGTTGATATTCTACCCCAAACTGCACCAATCCATTCGGCTAAAGGAGCTATTATATACTTAATAGATTCTATAACAGCTTGTATAGGTGCTGTAATTATATTAAAAGCTCCTACAACTATGTCTTTTAAGCCATCCCAAACTGCATGCCAATCTCCTTTTAAAATACCACCAAATACTTGAATAATTCCGGATATTACATCTAAAGCACCTTTGAGATATGTTGATATATATTTAAAAGCACCAACAAAAACTGGAGCTAAAATATTGCAAACAGTATCCCAAGCTTTCTTTATAAAATCGGAAACAGACTTAAACTCTATGCCAAAGCTTTTAAACACATTCTTTATCTTATTTATAGGCTCTGACAAGCCACTAAACATTCCTTTAATGGTTTCCCTAAACCTTTCGTTAGTTTTCCATAAATGCCTAAAAGCTAAGCCCAATCCTACAACAGCAGCAACTATT